TATCAGGCACAAGAGAGGATCGCGCAAGAACTTCGTGGACTTGCTGTAGAAAATAATCTTTTGGTCTGGACTGCTACTCAAACCAACCGCGCTGGTCGCCGTGCTGAAATTATCACGGATGCCGAAATGGCAGATAGCTATGGTAAGGTTCGTCCGTGCGACTTTGTGGTTAGTCTTAATCAAAACGAGGAAGAGTATGAGGACGGTAGAATAAGGGTTTATGTAATTAAATCCCGTAATGCTCGTAAGGGGTTTGTCGTACCCATGGATGTAGACTATAATACTCTAAGGATGACAGAAGGGACAATGATTGAAAATGAAGCAGAAGCGTGATCATATAAAAGATGAAATATTTGAAGCAGGTATAACCCATTTATATGCTGGCTGGGCCACATTCCAATTTAAGTTTACTAGTGATATTCCTTGCGCTCCTGACGAGTGTGCTGGGTATACAAATTTAAATACATACACAATCTATGTCGATGATAGATTGTCCAGTGAATACTTTAGGGAAACTCTACTTCATGAAATTACTCATGTCCTATTAGAAATCACGGGATATACCAATCCTGATGATGAAAAACAATTTAATCCAACCAACGAGGAACTTGCTACAAATATAAGTAGGGGCTTCCTATTACTAGCTAGACTAAACCCAACACTGTTTAAAATACTAGTTGACACACAATGAAGTCTGAAATTATAAAGAACATCGCAGACAAGCTTGATATGGAACTCTATATCAGTCTATGCGACAATCTAACTTTGATAGACAAACATCAAATTGATCATGAGATGGAGCGTCAATCCTCTATTTATGCGTACTATGCGGGAGCCATGGTACTTGTAAAACAGAAGATGGACTCCGTTGAAGTACAAGTAGAACAAAAGTCTGCTCAGGTCAGACTAGCTGCTGTAGACGGTGCTGACAAGAAGATAACAGATAAAAACTTGGAAGCCATCGTTGCAGCAGACCCTGAGATTTTTGCACTTAAGCAAGACTATAACAACCTTACAACTCGGTACTCCCTCTTGAAGTCGCTAGTGACTGCTCTCGACCACAAGAAGGATATGCTAATTCAACTGTCTAGTAACCAAAGAGCAGAAACTAAGCTTTACGCTAAATAACGGAGAAACAACATGGCAAAAGTAGATCTCGATGCGCTTCGCAAGAAGCATGAACAACTCCAGTCTGGAAAGGCTGCTGGCGGCGGACAAGACTTCCTCAAGAACTTTGTCCAGCTAGAAGAAGGCACAACCACCCTTCGCATTCTTCCCTCCAAGGAAGGCGATGATCGGTGGTTCTATGCCGAAACCAAGATTCACCGGATTGGGGAAGGTGAGAATGTAAAGAACTTCCATTGCCGCAAGATCCACAATGAGAAGTGCCCCTTGTGTGATGCCTACTATAAGTTGTGGGATTACAGCAAGAAGACGGGCAAGGACGGCAAGGATCAGTACGCAACCCTTGCTCGTCAAATCAAGCCCCGTGAACGCTACTATCTCAATGTAGCCGTCCGTCCTGCCAATGAGGTCAGGATCCTGTCCATTGGGCAAATCGTATTCAAGAAGATCTTGAACACGATGATGGATCCTGACTACGGTGATATCACCGATTTGAAGAGCGGTTACGATTTTAAGATCGTAAAGGAAATGGATGGTGGTTTCCCGAAGTATGATCAATCGGCTCCTCGTCCCAAGTCTAGCCCTGCTGGCACAGGACAGGAAATTGCTGGATTCATGGAATCTCTCCATGATATCCATAGCCTAGTCAAACTTGAGGATTTTGAAGAGATGCGTAAGAGCGCAGAAATCCTCTTGTCCGAGATTGGCATTGCTAGTCTCTCTCCCAAGGTCATGACCTCTGATGAGGATAATGGCCCTGAGTCTAACTATCTAAATAAACTGAAAGGATGATATGATTAGAAATATTGTATTTGCTTGTATGCTAGCCCTTGGGTTAGCTTCTTGTCCGGGAACGGGTGCCATGGAAGGCACTGAACCTGTAGCTCCGCTAGTTATTACTGAAACTAGCAATGTCACGCCTGAGTCTTTACAAGCAAAGCAATCGGTTGTAATTCCGATTGAAACTTTGGGTGGTGATGTAGGGGATGCCTTGAAGGCTGAGTTTGCTGCACGAGGAACCCAGCCTGTCATCACCACATCGGATCACCTTAAGGAGACTCCCGGAGCTTTGGTAGTTACCTTGGATGCAAATGCGACCAAAGAGATCCTATCTCCTAATGTCGTAAGCATGATAGCCAATGTTTTTGGATCTACTGTTCCCGGATCGGCACCTTGGATGCAACTTCTTGTTGTTATCCTGCCCTTCTTGTCTAGTAGATTCCGTAAGCACACAGTCACGGCTGTCAAGCGTATTGTTCCGGGGGTCGAAGGGCCTAACCAAGACGGTAAGATGCCTAATCTAGATGACATCCGTGAGGCTCTGGTAGACCTAACCAAGGCTGTCACGCTGGCACCCAAGGAATCACCTGATGTGATTACTCAACAAAAATCTCAACAAGTGAACGGTTGAATTAAACTAGAAAGACTATAATGGATGAGGAGCTAATAACTCCTCATCTTTTTTTATGCAAACAGAAGTACTAAATCCATTAGAATACGACATAAATTATTGGAAGTCTCAAAAGGGATTCCCCGGTTTAGGTAGACCGTTAAGAATTACCGTAGCATTACCCAATAAGGGGGGTTGTGCTTACTATAGAGCTATTGCTCCTTATGGGAAGTTGTTGGAGTTGTATCCTAACGCAGTTGAGATACGCTATACAGAAAATATTTTAGGCGTAAATGAAGAAGCCGCCAAAAAAGGCGTACACGCATGGATACCTGACTTCCAATGGGAAGATATGGATTGGGCAGATATTATAATGACCAACAATATATCTAATTTTGGAGGTCCATATACAGCTAGAATTTGTGGTAAGGCAAAAGAGAGAGGTAAAATCTTTCACTACGATACAGATGACTTGCTTACCCAACTGTATAAGGGGCATAGATTAGAGAAAGTTTACGAGAATGGATTAAGCGATCTCACCAAGTTTATTTATCAAAACAGTGATATCGTTACGGTTACACAAAGAAAGTTCCAAGAAAGAGTTAAGGACTTCATGGGTAATGGTATTTTGGCTGTAGTTAAAAATGCCATTGATTATAATTTACCCTGTTGGAATGCCACCCGCACTTTTGTACCCAAAGATAGATTCGTGCGTGTTGGGTGGGCAGGAGGCATTCACCACGAGGAAGATGTAAAGGAGTTTGCGGGTGTTCCTAATTTCGTCAATCAAAGAGTAGGTAGAGAAAAAGTTAGGTGGGACTTTTATGGCAAACCTCCTATTGATCCTGCTATTGGCCCAGATTGGCAGCAGGATGTTTGGAAGAATTACGAACGAATAATTATGGTAGGGTTGAAGGGCGGCAAGAATTATACAATTAATCAAGCATTGCCCACGGATCAATATGGAGTTATGTATAGCCATATGGACATGGCTATCGCTCCCTTGCAAATGAACGAATTTAACGACTCAAAGTCTGAGATCAAGGTTGCAGAAGCAGGTAGGTATTCGGTGCCTTTGATTGCGTCTGATGTGGGTTGTTATGATGAGACTATCATCAATGGAAAAACTGGCTTTTTGGTTCCTGCGGATGCCCCAAAGACTGAGTGGGTGTCTGTACTATCCAAGGTTATTAAAGATCGGGATTTGAGAATGGAAATGGGAAAAAACCTCAACAAGATAACGGAAGAATACTTTGATTTGAACAAGGTAGTGCATCACAGATTGACGATGTATAAAAAGTTCTATGACTGGAAAAATCAAAATACTGTCGGGGTGGTCTAATCCCGGAGGGTCTACGGTTGCACATATAAATTTGTGCAACTTATTTAATGACAATGGATTAGACTGTACTTTTTATGGTGCTCACAAATGGCATTTAGATAAGTGCAAGTCAGATGTATTATCAAATTTACAAATACAAGAATCTGACACCATTATTTGTCATTATCTAAAATTAGATAATTCCTTATTTAAATGCAAAAAATATATTTTTAGTTGTCATGAAACAGATGTGCTTGATTTAAAACAGCATGGAGTTCCAAAATGTGATTTCATTCATTTCGTGTCTGAAAGTCAACGGCAGTGGCAAAATATAGATCATTTTGAAGTTCCTATCGTTGTCATACCTAATGTTATATCTAAACTTATCAAATCTCCCCTTGGAACAGGAAAAGCAGCAGTGATTGGGAGTATTGATAGCCATAAACAAACACATTTGTCTATAAAAAGAGCATGGCAAGATGGCTATAAAATGGTTTATTTGTTTGGGAATATTACTGCTCCAGCATATTTCGACAAAGAAGTGTTACCTCTAATAAAAACGGGTAAAGCATTACACATGGGGCATATTGATAACAAACAAAAAATGTATGATATGATTGATGTAGTTTATCACTCATCTAAACGAGAAACATTCAATTTTATAAAGGCGGAATGTTTAGTTGCTGGAGTTTCCTATAATGGTTTGGATTCTTCCGAAAGTAATGCGGAATATTGGCCTGACGAAAAAATTTTTAAAACATGGAAAACAATATTATTACCTCAGTAAATTTATTCTCTGTAGTGATACCTACAATGTGGAAATCTAAAAATTTTAAAACATTGGTTGAAAAAATTTCAAGTTCCCCTTTGGTAGATGAAATCATTATTATATCTAATGATGTTCCATTAGAAAAAATAAATAATTCAAAAGTAAAATTACTACAACAGAAACAAAACTTAGGCGTTAATCCTTCTTGGAATTTAGGTGTTGAACAAAGCAGAAATAATTTAATTTGTTTTGCCAATGATGATATTGATTTTGACATAAATATCTTTAATTTTATAAATGATAAATTAAGCAAAAATGTGGGTATGCTTGGACTTAGTTTAAATGAAGATCCTGCATATAAAAAATTTAATCTAAAAGAAATTACTGAAAGACCTTTTGGTTTTGGGTGTTTGTTTTTTCTACACAAACAAAATTATGTAAGAATACCTGAAAGTTTTAAAATATTTTTTGGGGATGATTGGTTATTTACGACTAACAAACATAAGAAAAATTACTGTTTTTTTGATCCCAGTTTTAAAACAGAGATGTCAACTACTTCAAGATATTTTAGTCATGTATTTAGACATGAACAAAATAATTACTTTATTGAATTAAATAAGATAAATATAAATCCTGTAAAATATTCTATAATTGTACCACACTATCAAAATACCATTTCTGATGATGTATTGAACAGAGGGTTAAATAGTTTATTAAGTCAAACATATGACAATTATGAGATTATTTTAATTCATGATGGTCCTATAAACAGAAAACTAGAAATACCAAATTCAGATAAAATAAAAACTGTAGTGACAGACATTAGATTTAATGATTGGGGACATAGTTTGCGTGATTTAGGTATAAAAATATGCACTGGGGATTATATAATTCACTTTAATCCAGATAATATTTTATATAAAAATGCTTTAAAAGAAATAACAGAAACTGTGGTAGATCAAAAATACAGAACACATAATAATAACATTATAATATTTCCAATATATTTAATGGGGTACACTGCTCTAGGAGATAGACACATTAGACTTCAAGAATACGAAGAAGAAATCAAAATCCCATTAGTGGGTAATCCAGCCATATTGAATTACATAGACTGTATGCAACTTGTTATGAAAAAATATATATGGCAAAATTATGGTGGTTGGTATAATAAAAGTTTTGCTGGGGATGGTATAATGTACGAACGCTTTGTCAAAGAAAATCAAGGAGCTAGATACTGCTCTAATATTTTAGGAGAACACAGATGAGAATTGCTTGTTATGCTTTAGCACATAATGAGGAATTATTTATTCCTCATTTTATAAAACACTATAAACAGTTTTGTAGTAAAATTACCATATATGATAATATGTCTACAGATAATACTAAACATATAGCCTTGGACAATGGTTGTAATGTTATTTCTTGGGAAGCGTTGGGTGGAGGACTAAATGACAAAGCTTACATTGAAATAAAATCTGAATGCTATAAGAAAGATAGAGAATTTTTTGATTGGGTGATAACTGTTGATTGTGATGAGTTAATAACCCATAAAAACGGAATATCCGATCTTTTAAATTATTTAGAAAACTGTAAAAATAAAAATATAAAATTGCCCAAAGTCCAAGGGTATAATATGTTTTCTTGGGATTACGATTTTAAAAATCCTATAGACTCTATAAAGCATTGTATTCCATCTGAAAGTTATAGTAAATCTGTAGTATTTAATCCTGAGTTGAATATTTCTTGGGATGCAGGTTGTCACCATTGTAATTTAGCTAATGATTCTGAAAGCACAGAAATTATTTTGAAACATTACAAATACATAAATTTTGAATATGTAATTAATAGAAGTAAATATTTTGGCAGCAGACTATCAAAAACCAATTTAGAAAATGGATACGGTGTACATTATCTTTGGAGTTCTGATGATTGGTTTAATTATTTTAAAAAATTAGACAAGGAGAAAATGTATTATGGCTCATAAAGAACAGTTTGATTTCTTTTGATTTGTGTTTTTTTGGAATCAAAAAATAAATATTTAAATTATCATGAATAACTTAACTCTAGTGCTAACAAGTTGCGGAAGATTAGATCTTTTGGATGAGACTGTAAAGTCTATCCCAGCAAGCATACGAACAAATATTAAAAAAATACTAATAGACGATTCTGGTAAAAAGGATGTCCATGATCAAATAAAAAACAATCCTTTATTTTCCGATTGGTTATTACTTTTTAATGAAGAAAACATTGGACAACCTAAGAGTGTAGATAAGGCATATTCTTTTGTTGAAACAGATTATGTTTTTCACTGTGAGGATGATTGGTTATTTGATAATGATACTACTTTCATACATAAAGCAATTGATATTCTTGAAAGGTATGAAAATATTTTTCAAGTAACTTTTAGAAAAGATTGTCCACACCCAACACAACCAACTAGCGATAATTTTGTTATAAAAACTCCCGGCTGGCGTAATGAATGGTATGGATTTACATATAATCCATCTATAATAAAAATGAAGTGTGTGAAGCAAGTTCTACCTTATTCAGGCAAAAACGAACAACAAATAGGTAAACTTTATTATGATTTAGGTCTATTTACTGCTGCAATACATGGGGTTGTTCATCATATCGGGTATGGTAGATCCACTATGTCTCATATCAAATTATAAAAATATGAATCATTTATTAGTAAATCAATATTTTGGTTTGGGTGATATTATTTATGTTCAAACTCTGTTAGAAGATCTTAGTAAAAACTACAATATACTATTTCCAATAGCTGATGAGTACTATTGGATAGTTCCTTATTTAAAATCAAACCAAAACATTAATTATATAAAAAAGTCGCAATGCAGCATTAATTTAGAAAACCCCTATCCAACGGAAAACTATTTTCCTTTGAGATGGGCGACTCAACTGCATAGAAAATTGTCACCAACCGATTACTCTCACGATCATACTGTGATGGAAGATAAATATTTGATATTTAATAAAGACCCTAAAAGTTGGATCAAACATGAATTTGTAAGAGATTATGTAAAAGAGAATGAGCTATATGAATTGCTCGGATCCCCAACAAATTTCGTTTTAATTAATAACAATTTTGGGTCAAATACAGTTGGAGCAGGAAAATCTAACATATCAAAGTTATCTGAAGAAAAAGTTGTTGAATTATCTATAAAAAAAGGATATACAATGTTTGATTGGTTAAAAGTTGTAGAGAACGCCAAAGAAATACATACAATTTCTACTTCTTTAGTTTTTCTCTGCGATAA